ATAAAAAAAGCAAAGAATACCAAGAAGAAATTATTACATTAGCTGAATTTTTAGATGGTGTAACAACTGTGATCGTCGATGAAGTCCATATGGCAAAAGCAGCAGTGTTAAAAAACCTACTTACTCAAAATTTTTGTAACGCTGCTATACGATGGGGATTAACTGGAACTATACCTAAAGAAGATTTTGAAAATCAAGCTATATTTGCCAGCATTGGACCAGTAGTTCACAAAGTATCTGCTCATGAATTACAAGAAGCAGGAGTATTGAGCAATTGCCACGTTAACGTAATTCAATTAGTAGACCTGCTGGAATTTAAAAGTTATGCAGAAGAATTAAAATATTTGGTTACTAACAAAGATAGAATGGAATACATTTCACGACTAGTTAATTCAATCAGTGAAAGTGGAAACACGTTAGTTTTAGTGAACAGAATTGATACTGGCAAATTTATTATAGAAAATATCAAAGATAGTGTTTTTATATCAGGTGAGGTAAAAACTAAGGATCGCAAAGAAGAATATGATGAAGTGGCAACTGCTAACAACAAGATTATTGTGGCGACTTATGGTGTGGCCGCTGTGGGTATTAATATCCCTAGGATTTTTAATCTGGTTCTTTTGGAACCCGGAAAGAGCTTTGTTAGGGTTATCCAAAGCATTGGACGAGGTGTGCGAAAAGCTGAAGATAAAGACTTCGTTCAAATCTGGGATATCACAAGTACCTGTAAATTTGCCAAGAGGCACCTTACACAAAGAAAGAAATTTTATAAAGAGGCCAAGTACCCCTTTACACAAGAAAAAAATGACTGGAAATAATTATGCAGATTTTGACACTAGACAATGAATTATTTGATTTAAACAATCTACCTGATGAGCTAGAAGAAGACATTCGTTTCGCAATTTTAGATAATAGTGAACCTACAAACCCTGATTTCTTTTTTGTACCTTTGATATTCTTAGAAAGTTTTAATAGTCCTGCAATGGTATTAAAGATTGGGCCGCACGAAGTAACTATGCCTATTGATTGGTCTATAGCAGTAGGTGATAGCACCAGTGCCTGTGACATAGAAATACTACCTTTGTCTAGTTTGAATGATAGAGGATTTGAAGCATTTTGCTTTAATCCATTAACAGGGTTCAAAGTTGAGTTTCATAAGATCGAAATTATAAACTTTTATAATGATGTAAAATGGTATTTCCCTAAAATGAAAAATAACCAATTATTAGCAGTTCCTATAGATAATAAACCTGCTCCACTGTGTTCTTACTTTGTTAAAGAGATAAGTAGACAAAGTGAATTGATAGATTTAAGTAAAATACTTTGAGGATTAAAATGATAGCTGGAAAAGTATGGGGTAATACAGAACTAGTGGAAGCTAACGGTGTTTTAGAATTCCATCGAATTGAAATTAAAAAAGGCGGTGTATGTAGCAAACACAAGCATATGCACAAGTGGAATGGATTTTTTGTCGAAAGTGGTAGCCTACTAATCAGGGTGTGGAAAAATAACTATGATTTAATAGATGAGACTATTCTACAGGCTGGAGACTATACCAAAGTTGCTCCTGGTGAATATCATCAATTTGAAGCTCTTCAAAACACTGTGGCTTTTGAATTATATTGGGCACAGTTTGATCATGATGACATTGAGCGTGAAACAGTAGGATTTTCTAAAGATAAACAACATGACATTTGATCCAAAAATTATGGAAGATTGGTCAATGCTTCCAGGAGATACTAAATTAAACGGTGCAATTCGTAAGGAAAAAAAGCGAACCCAAAAAGAAGATGTAACTATCATCGACTATCAAAAAGATCTTCTCTATACTGCTATTAACTTTTGTAAACAAAAAAGAGTAGCTATAGATGCTGGAGCACATTATGGAATAATGTCATACAACTTAAGTCATTTATTTACTAATGTTCATTCTTTTGAAATTTATGAACCAGTAAGAAATTGTCTAATCGAAAACAAAAAAAGATTTAAGCTAGATAATGTAAAAATTTATAATCACGGATTAGGAGAAAAAAATAAAACTGTTAATCTTGACGAAAGTAGAGGTACATTAGGAACTTATATATTGCCTAATCAAGACGGGAATAGTTTAATTATGTCCCTAGATTCGTTATCAATTTCGGATATTGATTTTATTAAAATCGATTGTGAAGGTTACGAACCTTTTATATTAGAAGGTGCTGAGGAGACAATAAAAAAGTATAAACCTGTTATTCTTATGGAAAGAAAAGGACATACAATTAGGTATAATTTAGACAAAAATTATCCTGTAAAGATATTGGAAAAATGGGGATATGTAGAAGAAGTTGCCTACAATAAAGATTGTATTATGGTACATAAAAATAATGGGAAATCTTAGCCCAGGAAAATCTTATATTTACGAAAGCCCTGACGGTGGGAAAACTGTTTATGCCCGAGAGTTTGGCACTAATCATAAACAACTTGTTGGGTATCAATACGATATGAACAATAGTCATATTCAAACTAACAATATCGGACAAAAAGATCTAGAAGACCATATCTTATGGAATGAGATAAGACAGGCAGCGAAAACCAATCCTGCTTTACAAAAGGCTATGGAACGTGTTAAACTTATATATAGATTAAGCAAAGATGATCCAAAATGAGTGAAAAACTTGAACTAAAAGAAAAACTAGCAGCTATCGATCTTAATAGTAAAAGCCTATGGGACGATGTTGACGATGATCAAAGAAAAGTAATTAAAAACGAATTCTTTATACTAAATCGATATATTAGTAGTGCTAAAATAAGTAATCGAGAAATTAAAGAACACTTTGTTTTAGCAGTAAATGAATACTATAACAAACATTGGGCAGACCTACAAAAACATCCAAAATTATTATGGCAACTTCTTTGTATGTGCAGCCATGAATCTAAACAAATTTTCTTTCACGAATGGATTGGATTTAAGAAAAAAGATGCTGCTACTAATAAGATGACCAAGTTCCTAAGTGAAGTTTATCCAGATAAAAAGGATGACGAAATAGAACTATTAGCTAAAATAACAACTAAGCAAGAAGCCAAGGAACTGGCTAGAGACTTAGGATATGAAGAAGCTGATATTGCTAAAATGTTCTAAGTATGTTAAAATTTAGTGTGAATAAATTTGAGTGTCAATACTGTAAAGCAACATTTACTCAAGAACGAACACTTGCAGTTCATATGTGCGAGCGCAAGCGAAGATACTTTGCCCGAAATGATCGAGCAACTGTGGCTGGCTTTCAGACGTATAATAGATTTTATCAGCTTACTCAAAACATTAAAGATAATAAAACATTTGATGAATTTGCACAAAGCTCATATTATAACGCATTTGTAAAATTTGGTAGTTTTCTTAGCAATGTAAATCCTTTGTACCCAGATAAATTCATAGACTACGTTGTTAAAAGTGGAGTAAAACTAGATCACTGGTGCAGAGAAGAATTATATGAAAAGTATGTGATAAATCTTGTTCATACCGAAAGCGTAGAAACTGCCCTTGAACGATCTATTAAGCATATGGAAGATTGGGCTAAAGAAAATAACAGCTTGTGGAATCACTATTTTTTATACGTGAGTTCAAACAGAGCTAGTTACGATATAAAAGATGGCAAAGTTAGTCCTTGGCTAGTTCTAAACTGCCAAAGCGGCAAGAAAATGTTAGCCAATTTTAGGGACGATCAGCTATCTTCTATAAGTAATATTGTAGATCCTACAGTTTGGGTTAAAAAATTTAAAACTCAAAAATTTGACCTGGATCTAGTAAAACGTATAGCTCAGGAGGCAGGTCTATGAACGTTCAAGTAGAAAACCTAGAAGCAACCCTTAATATGGAAATTATTCTATCAGAGACAGACAAAAGTGTTTATGTAAAGTTAACAGGTTTTGACACTATAGAAGATGCAGACGATTATGCAAGCTATCTTACAGATCACCTTCCTTTAATGTTATTTCATTCAGAGGTTTTACACTAATGCCAGACATTGATATAGATTTTGCAGACAGAGACACTATACTAAAAAAGATAAAGCATATAAAAGCAGTAAGGATAGATAATAAACAGGCAATAAATCATAACACAGGAATATATGTGCAAGATATTCCTTATAATCCTCTCACTGATCAATCTACTATTGATTATAAACAGGCTGAACAGAGAGGATATTTTAAAATTGATTTTTTGAATGTAGGAATTTATAAAGATGTAAAAAATGAACAGCATCTTATTACATTACTTAATCAGGAGCCATTATGGGATTTACTGGAACAGGACGATTTCGTCAACTTGCTCTTTCACGTCAACGGACATGGTTCGATCTTAAGAAGTATGAAACCAAAGACGATAGACCAACTAGCGGCAGTTTTGGCC